ATGTAGGAGCTACAGAACCAACATCAGATGTTTGTGATGGTGATATTTGGTATGATACTAGTCCTGGTAGTAGTGGAGGTTTTGTCACTGGTATGATTATGATGTTCTCTGGAACTACAGCTCCTACTGGATGGGTTTTGTGTGATAACTCTACAGCAGCACAAGCAGCTAATGCACCCGACTTGAGAGATAGGTTTATCGTTGGAACAGGAAACAGTTATAATCTCAATGCCACTGGTGGTAGTGCTAATGCCACCCTTGTTAGTCATAATCATGCTTCTGGAACTCTTGGTGGTTCAACAAATCAAAAAGGTGGACAATCTCGATTCAATCCTTCCAGTCCAAGTCTTAGTGTTTCGAATTTGAGCGGCGATTCAATATTATCTTCCATCAATTCTAATCAAGGTGAAGAAACTGACTTTAATAATGGTGATATACTACAAATAGATACTCGACATACTCACACTGTTGATGTAAACTCTGGTTCAACCTCAACTGAGGGTGATTCTGCAACTAATGCAAACCTACCACCATATTATGCTCTTGCCTTCATCATGAAGACTTAGATAAATATAAGAAAAAAATTGTAATGACAACTAAAATTAGATCTAGTGGTGAATGGATTTCTATGGAAGATACTATTACTCCAGTAATTCCCACCGGATTTGATGGTTCTTGGACACATACAGTAACAAAACAGGAGGGTCAATTTTATACTAACACTACGGGAAATTTAATTTATGTGAGTGCAACTTTTGGAGTTAGAACGAGTGGTCCTGGTCTTGTTACTCAAAACACTGAATTTACTGCAGGTACTTCTCTCTGGGGTTATGTTTCTCCTCCAGGATCTACTTCCACAAATCTTGCAGATTATTTTGAAGTTGGTAGAGTGAGAGATAACGGAACAAACCAGGCAGAAAATGTTGTTCTAAACGCAAGATTTTTTGTTCCTAATAATTGTAAATATATTGTTAAATTATATGATAATGATCTCAATGAATGGAGTGAGTCTTCATATAGAGTTTTATACCAATGGAGTGAATTTGAATTAAATCTTACAACACCCGCAAATACATTTAATTCAACGGGTCCAAACAGTAATAATTTTAATCGTGCACTCAAAGCACCTTCTAGTGGAGCTGATGGTGTATGGTCACAGTTTATGAAAGATAATGCGGTTTGGCACGATCCAGGAAATGCATTAGTCCTTGAACAAACATATTCAACAACATATACAATAGATATTACTGCTTATGGTGACTACACTTTAGAATATGCCGCAGATAATGTTGGTAACATATCTTTTGATGGCACAAATGTGGCCTCAAACTTTGGAGGTCTTGCAGCAAATCCTCCCAATTCAACTACTTTATCGGGTGTTACTGTCGGAACGCACACTATAGTTGCTACTATTTCTAATAGTGGCACTAATACGAGTTGGAATGATAATCCTGCAGGTATAGCATGGAAAATTAAACCAGTTGGAAGTTAGGGGAGAATAAAATGGCAATAAAAGTCAGAGAAAATGGTCAGTGGAAAGAAGTTTCTACTAATACGGCATCGATTCCAGCAATTATGACTGGAACTTTTGTTGACTACGGACCAAACGCATCATCCACAAGAGTTGCTGGTACAACATATACAAATGATCAAGGAAACATGATTCAGGTTAGTGCAACAATAGGAATTGAGAGACAAACATTAGAAAATCAGGGTGCCGCCACTCAAGATGCAAAGGATCTTATTGCAGGTTCTTACTTATTAGCAACACTAACAGTTTCCACCAATCCCCTTGTGACAATATCACTTGCTAATATTAGAGATAATGGAAATGAAAATAGTAAGTTTTTATTTTTAAATCCTCAATTTTTTGTTCCACCAGGACTTAGTTATAAGATAGAGTTATATGATCAGAATGATAATAATTGGGCCGACAATACAACCTATACAAATGTTATTGAGACATTTACCTGGACAGAATTTAGACTTGGAGTAGAATAATGGCAGTATTCGTTAGACAAAATAATTTATGGAGAAATGTTACTTTTAACGTTCCGCCAATTGCGGTTGGTGGAACCTGGAGTGATGAAAAAAATAATAGATTTTATTTAGATACTAGTAAAACTATATCAGTGCAAGCATCTAGAAAATATACAAATAATACTGGTAAATTGATGCTTGTTCGTGCTGTACCGGGAATAGATAGAGTTGCTAGAAATTTAACGGAAGCTGATATTTCAGGATCATTCTCAATTGCATATGTGAATGACTCAGAAGTTGCTAGACGTAGAGATAATGGCACTTTTGAAGCAGATCAAGGTAGATTTGAAACTCAATTTTTTGTTCCAAATGGCGGTGAATATTATGTAAAATGTTTCAAGTCAGATTCTAGTGCCTGGGAGGGTGATCAAAATGGTGGTCCTATCGTTGAGACTATTGAGTGGGCAGAATTTACTTTTGATTGACCACCCTCTCAACCGGCACAGTTGACACTCGTGCCTGGATGCTCTATAATATATGAGTAAACAACCAAAGCACCATGCAAGACGAGTTTCTCACACGTTGTGTTGTAGATCCCACCCGACGCACCATCTACATTTATTCTAGTGAAGGAGACACCAAAGAGATTGTTTGTGATACCGTTGACCAGTTTATAAATATTCTCAATGTAATTCGTGAGACTTGTCCTGACGATGCATTATTCTATGCTGAACCTTTGGAGGTGTGAATGGAGATTTTCACAATAGAAGAATGGGAAAAGAACTTTGATGAACTCTTTAGAAGAGTAGAAGATGGAGAAACAATAGGTATAGTCAAAGAAGATGGACAGGCAGCAGTAATGATGCCTGCCGATGATGAAATTATACGAATATACACAGAGCAAAATAACGAAGCTCAGTAATTTCATCATCTGCTCGTGAGACTTGGTAGTCAGAGAGGTTTTATAAACCTTTTCCTCCAGATTAGAGGCTTTGAGATGGTTCGAATCCATCCACGAGTATTCGCTTCCTTAGCAATCTGGTGAATGCAGCAAACTCATAATTTGCCTAAGGTGAGTTCGATCCTCACAGGAAGCACCAGGGTGATTAACTCAGCGGTAGAGTTCCTCCTTTACACGGAGGCGGTCACTGGTTCGAATCCAGTATCACCCACTCTGCGAGTATGGCGGAATCGGTAGACGCACCAGACTTAAAATCTGTTGACCTTAAGGTCGTGGGAGTTCAAGTCTCCCTACTCGCACTATATAAAGAAAAGAAGGATGCCATGTTATCTTATACAGTATCCACAAAGTATTGTTGGTTCAATGAAGGAAACGCAATCGTCAAGATATTTTTTCTAAATGATGTTCCATTTACCTTTGATGATTTAAACGAAGGTTATTTGTATGATAGGGATATAGTAGAGCAAGCAGATAAAGGTCCTGTTTATTCAACTGAGGACATTTATAGGGGTTCTAACTACCTGATACAAGAGATGTGCCATCCTTGCTTTGACCCTGTAGAGATATTAAATCCAGAAAATTTGCCAGAAGATATACAGAGTTTTTATAATGGTGAGGAAGATTTACTGGGATAAATAAAACATAGAAATGTCTTAGAAGTCATAATAAAATGCCTCTGAATAAGTTAGACTCAATTATCAAGAATACTGAAGGTCGTATATTATATGTAAGTCCTGCAGATTTGGACTCTACCGATAGTATTGCCAATCAAGGAAATTCACTTGCTCGTCCATTCAAAACTCTTCAGAGAGCACTAATTGAATCTGCGAGATTCTCCTATGTAAAGGGAAATAGTAACGACGAAACTGAGAAAACTACAATTCTCTTGATGCCTGGTGAGCACGTCATTGATAATAGACCTGGTTATTCTATTGATAGTGCAGGAACAATAACTACTGCAGACTCTTCTCCAATCAGATCCCTTCCTCTAACATTGGATTCTGTTTTTGACTTAACTCAAAAGGATAATGATCTCTATAAGTTCAATAGTGTAAATGGTGGTGTAATTGTTCCTCGTGGAACCTCAATTGTCGGTCTCGATTTAAGAAAGACCAAACTGCGCCCACTTTACATTCCCAATCCAACTGATGATTCTGTAGCAAGTTCTGCCCTCTTTAGAATTACTGGAGCATGTTACTTCTGGCAGTTCTCTATCTTTGATGGAGATGAATTTGGGACTGTCTATACACAATCAACCAATTTTGATTCAAAAGCAACACCAACATTCTCTCACCATAAACTTACAGTATTTGAATATGCTGATGGTGTAAATGATGTCGGCACTAAAGGTCTCACAGATCTTCAAATGTATTATGCCAAACTCTCTAATGCTTATACATCAAGTTCTAATAGACCAATTGACAGCGATGATATATTTCAATCGGAAGCCCTAGGAAATGAATTAGGATTCTCTCCAAGGAGACCTGAATTTGAAATTGTTGGTGCTTTTGCGGCAGATCCTATTACAATCTCATCAATTCAAGCAGGCAATCCACCTACCTCATCTCAGAGAGTCACTGTCACAACACAAGAAGCACATGGATTAAATATAGGAACACCAATTAAAATTAAGGGTGTATCAGATCCTGACTATAATATTTCCACAAAAGTTTCGGCAATTGATAATGATAATGATAGAATTTTCTTCTATAATATAGAAAAGGATCCCAAATTTATAAGTGCAGGACCATTTACAAGTCAGGGAACGGTTACAATCGAGACTGATACTGTAACAGGTGCCTCTCCATATATCTTTAATATCTCCATGCGTTCTGTATGGGGAATGGCAGGAATGCACGCCGATGGAAGTAAGGCAACTGGATTCCGTTCAATGGTTGTCGCTCAATTCACGGGAGTATCTCTTCAAAAGGATGATAGAGCATTTGTAAAGTATGACCCATCAAGTAGAACATATAAGAATGATTTTTACTCACAAGAAGTACAGGAACAGAGTACGTTATCTGGAAATTCCTCATCAACTTCAGATGGATCGGTCTATCACTTAGATTCTGAAGCAGTTTATCGTCAAGGGTGGGAACAAACGCATATTAAGATGTCAAATGATGCGATTGTTCAGATTGTTTCGGTTTTTGCTATTGGATATAATCAACATTTTACATCTGAAAGTGGTGGTGATGCCTCTGTAACAAACTCAAACTCTAACTTTGGACAATTATCCCTAATTGCTGATGGATTTAAGAAAGAGGCATTTGAGAAAGATGATAAGGCATTTATTACACATATCATTCCACCAAGAACTATTGAATCAACAGAAGAAAGTATAGATTGGTTGACACTTGATCAAGGTGCTTCAAATACTACCACTAAATTATACTTATTTGGATTTAATAATAAAGATATAAAACCACCAACTTTAACACAAGGTTATCGTGTTGGTGCAAAAGTTGGAGACAAGTTATTCCTAGAGGTTGGAGGTGTTGAAAAATCTGCAAGCATAGTGATGGAGAATGGTGCATCTTCATTTAAAGAATACTCTGTTGGCGCACCTAGTTCAAATGAATTTACAATTACCAGTGGCACTCATGATTTAAAGGATAACGAAAAAGTTGTCATTATAAGTGATGATGGAGATTTACCTGAAAATCTTAAAACAAATATAGTTTATTTTGTAATTAATCCATCAAATTCTACCACTAAGTTCAAACTGGCAGCATCATTATCTGAATCAGGGGCAGGTGAAGCAATCACGGTATCTAAAGGAACAAATCTTAGAGTTATTACGAGAGTTTCTGATAAGGTTGCCGGAGATGTAGGACACCCAGTTCAATATGATGGAAATCAGTGGTATATCAGTGTTCTGGCAAGTGGAAACACAATCACATCAGAATTAACTGGATCTGGTGCATCAGAACCAACCACGATCAAAAGAATATCCGATAACAGAAGTCTTGATGAGAAAATTTATAAATTGAGAGTTGTTATTCCAAGTCAACTTTCAAATGGAAAAACACCAGAAGCTGGATTTGTTATTCAAGAATCTAGTTCTACTGGAATAAGAACTGATGGTGATGCATCTGCTTCTTCTATTACTGCTTCCGACTATGATTTCAATCGTAATCCAAGATTTATCAGCACTTGTTCTTTCTCTTCATCAACAGTTACTGTTGTTGCAGAACTTCCTCATAACTTACAAACGGGAGATTCTGTTATTGTTAAGAACGTCACAGACTCCACAAATACTGCTGGACTGATTGATAAAGGGTACAACGGAACATTTGATGTTACTGTTTCTGATGATCTGACATTTACATATACAACATCAAGAACACCAGGAGCATCATTTACAAATAACGTAAACAATAGAACTACGGCACTTCCAAGATTTGAAAGAAATAATTTACAAGAAAATATCTATGTTTATAGAAATGAAGTTATTTCTGAGTATGATGATAATCAAAATGGTGTTTATCACATATATGCACTAAATTCAAACAATTCTATTTCAGAAGAATTTACAAATCTGAAGTACAGTCAGAATGTAACCGATCTATATCCTCAACTTGATAGAGATAATATTAATGATAATCCTAGATCTGCAAAAACTTTTGCACTAAGGTCTCCAATTGGAGAAGTTCAAACAGATGATCTTAAAAAGAGTATTACTAGAGAAACCACTGACAAACTATTAACAAAATTAGGAATTGGTCTTGATGTAGATTCGGTCATAAATCCAACATCAACTACTCCTACGATTCAGTTTGCTCAGAATCATGGATTTGCTGGTATTGTTAGTGGTTTACCAAATACTTCCACATCAGGATTTACTCCCGGAACTTATCATAATGTAAAAATATCTACAGAACCAAATGCAGTTTCGTCTGGTGTAGCGTTCGATAGTGCTTGGAGAGGTGCAACTGTTAAGGTTGTTGTGGCTGCTGGAGGAAATATATCTTCCGTAAAAATTATAAACAATGGTTCTGATTATGATGCAGGAAATTATTTTCTAGATAATCGTGTTATTGGTGCAGGAAATAGCACTATCTTTACCGTTGCCTCTACTGGAATTTCTTCTGTAACAGGACAAGTAGTTCAATTTACTGGTGTAGGAACAGTTTCAGACACATATCATCGTATTACTGGAGTTCCTGCAAGAAATCGAATTTCTATCGCAAGAACAACTGGAGATCCAGTTATTACTTCCGATCATTATGCACTTGTCACGGCACCTTCTATTTCATTCTCTGCTACCGGAGATGTTGTTACTGCAACAGGTCATGGATTGGCAGTTGGTAATAAGTTCCGAGTAATTGATAGTAGTAATAATAATGTAGGAGACTTTATTGTCGGTGTATCTACATTACCTAATGTATTTGAAGTAACTGGTGGTATTGGAGCAGCATCAGGATTTATTTTAAAGCACGGATTATCATCTAATAAAGGTGTTTCTGATAAGACTGACGAAAATCTTCGGGCAAGAGGAATTACCATCTTTGATGATGAGATATTGACTGTTACCGAATCCTCAGGTATTTCAACTACAGGAACATCGTTCTCTGTAAGTGGTGCTCAAGGTGGAGTGATAGACAGATTCCCACTCGGAACTTATGTTCAGGTTGATAATGAGATTATGAGAATCAGTAGTGATTCTCTCAGTGGATCACCTACAGATGAAATTACAGTAATTCGTGGAGCACTTGCAACCAGACCAGAATCTCATCCAGTAAATTCTATAATTAAAAAAATCAGAATTCCTGCGGTCGAATTCCATAGACCATCCATTATTCGTGCCTCTGGACATACATTTGAATATCTTGGATATGGTCCCGGTAACTATTCTACGGCACTTCCACAGGTTCAGGATAGAACTTTATCAGAAAGAGAGGAGTTCTTATCACAGGCACAGGAAAGATCTTCGGGACTTGTTGTTTATACTGGTATGAACAATAAGGGTGACTTCTTTATTGGTAATCAGAAGAAATCTTCTGCGACTGGTGAAGAAACTAACTTTGATATTCCAGTTCCAACTGTCACTGGTGAGGATCCAGCAAGATTAAGTGCCGTATTTGATGAAGTTACAATCAAAGAAAGACTGGTTGTAGAAGGTGGATCTTCGAATCAAGTTCTTTCTCAGTTTGATGGTCCCGTTACATTCAACGAAAAGATAAAGGCAACAAATGCTGTTAAAATTTCCAATGAAACTGATTCTACTGGAGCAACTTCAGGAGCACTTGTCGTAGTTGGTGGTGTTGGTATTGGCAAAACCTTGAATGTTGGTGGTGATATTGTTGTTACTGGTAATATACTTCCCAGTTCTGATAGCAATTCTGATATAGGATCAAATTCTTTAAGATTCTCAAATGTATATGCCGATAACTATTTCGGTGATGGTTCTAATTTGGTTGGCATATCAACACTGTTCGATTCTAATAGCAATCCTAGAGTTTTTGCAGTTGGGACAGGAGCTACGGTATCTGGAGAACTTCAGGTAAGTGGTGACATTACAGCATTTTTCTCATCTGACGAAAGATTAAAAGATAACGTAACTGCCATTGATGATCCTCTTGCAAAGGTTCTTTCACTTGGTGGATACACATTTGATTGGAACGAGAATACTAATAATGAAGGAAGTGATACTGGTGTTATTGCACAAGAAATTGAGACACTTGGACTCCCAGGATTGGTCACAACGAGAGATAATGGATACAAAGCAGTCCGTTATGAAAAACTTGTTCCTCTCCTTGTAGAGGCAATTAAAGAACTCTCTGATAAGATTGAAACACTTGAGCAAAAATTATCCGATAAATAACTCTAAAGCTTATAATAATGGCAAATATTAGAAAGTCATTTAATTTTAGGAATGGTGTACAGGTTGATAATAATAATTTCGTTGTAAATGCGAATGGACTGGTGGGAATTGGTTCTTCTGCTCCCACCTCCGAATTGGATGTCTCTGGAGGTGTGAAAGTAAGTGGTCTTGTAACATCATCCACTCTTGGTTCTGGTATTGGAACTATAACAAATTTCACCGCAACAAATGCATCTGTTGGAGTCCTTACGGCAACAACTTTATCGGTAGGTGGTAATCTTGTTACAAATCTAGTCGGATTTGCATTTACTACTTTCATTACTGATAATGGTGGAGTAGGTCTTCACACAACATCAAAAATTGGTATTGGAGTTACAACAAGTCCCGGTGCCTCTGATAGTGAATTGACTGTTAGTGGAAATGTAAATGCTACAGGAATTGTAACGGCAAATAGTTTTTCTGGTGATGTAACTGGCAATGTAAATGCCACAAGTGGTGTTTCTACTTTTACTGAACTTAAAGTCGGAACAGCAATTACAATGTCTGCTGGCATTATAACTGCCACCACATTCTCTGGTTCATTACCAACATCAAGTCTGACTGGAACGATAAGTTCATCTCAAATTGCTAATCTTGCAGTTTTAGATGCAAATATTGACTCAATGTCTGCATCTAAACTTACTGGTGCACTACCTGCAATCAGTGGTGCTGCCGTAACAAGTGTGACTGCTACTGGTCTTACTGGATCACCAAATGTCAATCTTGGTGTAACAACCACTGGAAATCTTACTGCAGGAACTATTACGGGAGCAGGACTTTCAGTAACCTCTATTGGTATTGGAACTAATGATCCTGCAAACGCATTTCAATTAAGAGCAACCAATAATACAGAACTTCAGATTACAAGTGAAACTGGAATAGCAGGTCTAACTGTTGGTAGAGAAACTGGAACAAATAACACAAATAATGCAGAGATTAGATATGGTGGTGGAGCTGGATTCCTTTTCAGTGGAGCACAATCATTTGATTTAATTAACTATGGAACTGGTAATTTTAATTATCATCTAAGTGCTAATAATGCTGGTTCTGCCGCAGGTGATTTCATCTGGCACAAAGGAGCATCTACATCTCAGTTAATGACCCTCACCAATGGAGGTAATCTGGGAATTGGAATCACTAATCCAACACAAAAATTAAGTGTTCAGGGTATTTCTACATTCACTGGTAACGCACATTTTGATGGTAATATTACAGTCGGAGGTAATATTAATGGAAACTTTACTCTACAAGATGTAATTACATCAAATATAAATCCCGCAAGTGGTGTAAGTACCGTTACGAGTTTAAACATAGTCGGAAGTGGTGTTAATAGACTGGGGATAGGAACTGATAATCCAACTACAGATTTAGATGCAACAGGTAAAACAGCTAAGTTTGAACGTATCGGAATCAATACATTAAATGCAATCTACAATGTAGATGTTGGTGGTGGAGTTAGAGCAACTCAGGGATTTCTAAGTGGTGGAAGTAATCCAGTCAGAATTGAGGTAGTTGGTTCAAATCTAGTATTCAATGTTGTTGGTGTTGGTAGTACGAGTTTTGCTTTAATTTAAAATGACATTTACAGTTTCAAAAGATACCTCATTTGCTTCTGGCTCAATATCATTATCTGCTATTAGGAATAAATTCCTCGGATCTGGACAAATAAGTTTATCAGAACTAAAAAGACAGACATCATTAGATCTTGAAAATCCAACGATTCCAGATGCAACTGAAAATAGTAATATTTCCACAACAAATTCTAACATGAAATTTAGTGGTTATAGAAATTCAATTACACATTATAAAGTTACTCAAAGTGGAACAGATACAAATGTTGATATTGATGGTCTTAGTTGGAATAATAATCTAGATAAAAATATAGTAAAAGAATTTATTGTTAACGGAACATGTGGTTCTACTAACACATCATCAGAGGCTGCTACATTTAATGCTGCTGCTTTTAATCTTAGTTTTTTTATCAATGGTGCTATTGAAGGTGCTGGTGGAGCAGGTGGAACAGTATCATCGAGAAATGGTGAAAATGGAGGAAATGCTCTCAGTGTAACTCAAACATCCAATGCGGGAACTAATCAAACTAACCAAATTAAAATCTATAATTCTGGAAATTGTAAAGCAGGTGGTGGAGGTGGTGGATGTGGATCCGATGGTGGTGATGGTGGAACTGGTGGAAGTGTTGTTGGTTTGAATGGTGGTGTTGGAACAGATACTGGTGGTGCTGGTGGAACTGGTGGAACTGGTCGGGGATTTAATCAATCAGATGTTACTGGTTCTGAAGGATCTGATGGTTCTCAAAATCAAGGAGATGAAACAACTTATCTTGATTTAAATAGAAACTCTCAAACTTATTCTGCTGGTGATAGTGGAATTGGAGGAAAGGGAGGAACTGGTGGTAATGGAGGAACATTTGGATCATCAGGAAGTGCTGGATTGGCAGGAAATAGTGGAGATACTGGAAATTCAACAACAAGTTTTAGAACTTATGTGTTAGGAAGTAGTGGAACTGTAACTTTTGGACTAAACAGAGATGCTAATTTTAACATTAAAACTAGATTTGGAAATTCTTTTCCAGGTGGTGAATTTTCTAAAGGAAACTCTAACTCCTCTAATGGTCACGGATCGACTACTAGATTTGTCAGTGCAGGAGTTTATGCTCCTGTATATTCATTCGATTCGGCTAACAGGGGTCTTAAAGGAATACTTCTGTTAACAAGAAATGATAGTGATTATAATCAAAGTGGCAAAGTTCATGTGTCTGTGGATGATGCTGGAAATGATGATGGTTTTGATTATACTGATTTGGAAGTAGGACCATCAGCTGGAATTTTATACGGTAATTTTTCTGTTGCTGGTAGTAGTGGTAGTGCTCAATTAGGGAATCAAGGTCAAGGAGGAAATTCCGGCACTGCTATATCGGGTAGTAAGTTTTCAACAATAACTTGACAAGATTCTGAAAACCCTGTAGAATACCTTTGTTAAGGTTGAAGATGATACTATAAGACAGTTTAAGAACCGTCCACCAGGTCGCACTGGGGGCGGTTTTCTGCTATAATATATTCATACCGAACAGGAGAGCACTTGACCGTCACCTTGCGTCCCCATCAGAAGGAAGCAGTCAATGCGATGTGGGACAACAACAAAGGTCAGGTCATCATCCCTACTGGTGGTGGCAAGACCATTTGTATGATCGAAGATGCCATGACTAACATGGAACTTATCAACAACGGTCAGACATTTGTTGTTGTAGCACCACGTATTTTGCTTACCGAACAACTTTGCAGTGAGTTTCTTGAGTTGATTGATACAACTCATACTCATATTCTACATGTTCACAGTGGTGAGACTTCACACTTCTCCACAACAAAGGCAGAAAAAATCAGTTTGTTTGTAAATACTGCTAGGACTGCTGGTGAGAATGTTATCATCTTCACCACATATCATTCCTTACACCGTATTTTAGAAGCGGATGTCGAAGTCAACACGATTTATTTCGATGAAGCGCATAACTCTATCCAACGCAATTTCTTCCCTCCCACAGAGCATTTTGCTGCTGATGCTGACAGGTGCTATTTCTTTACTGCTACTCCTAAGCATTCTGTTACTGTTTTCAAACCTGGCATGAATGATGCTGAGGTTTATGGTAATGTTATTTGTAATGTTCCTGCTCCCAAACTTGTGGAAGAGGGTTATATCCTGCCACCTAAGGTTGTTGTAAAGCAACTGGACATGGTACAGGATAGACAGTTGATTGCTGACCGTGATTGTCAGAATCTGATTGATACTATTGATGAGAATTCACTTGATAAGATTCTCATTTGTGCCCGTTCTACAAAGCAGATTGTCAAGTTGCTTGCCGAATCTGACTTCCGCAATGAACTGCTGCAACGTGGATACTCCTGCATGTATATCACTAGCAAGACTGGTGCTATCATCGATGGACAGAAAGTGAATCGTGAAGTATTCTTTGACACTCTTAATACATGGGGCAGAGATCCTAACAAAAAGTTTGTTGTTCTTCATCACTCTATTCTGTCTGAGGGTATCAATGTCAGTGGACTTGAGGCAGTGTTGTTCATGAGAAACATGGATTATATCGGAATCAGTCAGTCTATTGGTCGTGTGATCCGTCTGGGTGGCACTCAGAAGACCTTCGGACTGGTCTGTGTGCCAGTCTTTGACAAGGTGGGTATCAGCACTGCTAAGTCCGTTCAGGCAGTCGTTGACACCGTATTTGAGCAGGGTGAACCTGCCATCTCAGTGATCCGGAGGTAGAACTGTCCACTCTGCCCCTCCACTCTGCCCCACTCTGCCCTATAATTACAAAGTAATCAAGGGAACACACCCATGCATCTGATTGATTCTCTGGAAACAAGAACTGATTGGAGTAAGATTTTTGGTGTTGTAGATTCTCTCTACAATGATAAAGGATTTTCTTCTAATGCTGATAACTTTGCCCGTGCAACTGCCGTAGAGAAAGCAATCGCAAAGTTCTCAGATCTGATCCGTGTGGATCAAACTGGATATGACTTTACCTTCGGTGATAAAAAGATTGAACTAAAGATGGGTAAGAATTTGTTCTACAAACGTAAGGACATTCATGCCACTAAAAAGTTCAAAGTCAAATCTTTCCTGAGTGAGAAGAAAACTGTAGAAGATTTCCGTCAAAGTAAAACTTTTGACTACATGATGGTGATTGATCTTACTGCACGTCGTGTGGTGATTGTTGAAGATGAACACGCACGATCACTCTATCAGGATGGTGCTGATGGTGCCATGATTGAATTAAAACTGGGTGATTATTATGAGTGTGATCTTGGTGGTATAATTACTACTACTGAACCTCCAACATGTCTCTCTGATGCTATCAACAAAGCTATCGAAGGGTACCTGAACTTCTGACCACTTAGTAAACTGTCCATTAGGAGCAGAAATCCTGCTCCACTCTGCTATAATACAAAGGTAATCAAGGGAGAAACCCATGAAATGCAAAGTCGAACTCTACGTTGCTGGTCGTGTCTTCTATGAGACTGTCCATGCCCGTGACTATCAGGAAGCAAGAGAAGTTGCACTGGCACGTAACCCTAATGCAACTGTTGTTAGTGTGAACGCATCGTTCTTCTAATGTCCAAGTTTCTCAAACCTCACACCTATAATCAGGGTCTTCTCTTTCCTAAGGGGGGAGATCCTGATGGTTTTGTATCTAAAGATTGTATGTGGGCTGCTATCCCATGGGCAGGAAAGAAGAAAGGATTCTGTATCATATATAATGGTAATCAAGTGCACTGTGTAAGTACGTATAGACAAGCACTTACATACATTAAAACACAGTCTAAAATTAAAAAGAAAACCACTTCAACCCTGGAGCAGTTCCTATGAGTGACAAGCAACAAAAACGTCGTGATGCGTTCGGTTTATTTTATGAAAGTGTTTTGAAAGCTGATCATCAATTACGTCAGTGTGCTCACAATCAGGAATGTTATAATGAATTGATGGAATGGCGTGAGGATATTCTAGAATATCTTAAGGATCGTAGATCTAAAGAGTTTAGTAAATAATATTTCAAAAATAAATAATGATAACGAAGCATAACTTTATGTTATCAACACAATATCGATTAAAACTTGAATTCATTTGCAAATGTATTGCTGGTGGTGAAGATGTAAAATTGGATGATATGATATGGGCACAGAAACTTGCTAAGGCAAACACGACAGCAAATGAAATGTTGAAGAAGGCAAGAAGACAGTCTTCTCAAGATATTCAGGAAGGCACAATAGATGATTTTATGAATAGGATGGGTTTAGGAGATACTGACCCATCCAACTATAAAACAGGATTTGATGGTGTTGATGATATAGTTGATTGGTTTAATAGAGATGACAGACCATCAGATTGGAGACAACGTGACTAGATATGATATTATCCACAAAGATGGATCTGAAACTTCTTATGTTTGGTGCGATAAAACAAAACAAATGGTAGTTAAAGAAGAAACAATTATGGGACCTATAGTTTTATACAGCAACGGCAATCAAGAGTGTGAACGTGCCAGAACACTTCTGGAAACTCTAAACATTCAGATACAAGAATATAAGCTTGGTAATCATTTTTCAGAGAGATCATTTGTTTCTGAGTTTGGTAGTGAAGCAGAATATCCACAGGTTGCTATTGGTTATAAGCACATTGGTGGATTAAAAGATACTCTACACTTCTTTAAGGATAGAGGACTAATCAAATGAACTTTGATTTGACGATAGAAGACCATACCATTATTATTAATGCACTTCATTATTATAAAAAAGTAGAAAAAAAAGGAAATTTTAAGAAATATACCTCTACACGTATCAATGAATTGAGAGATAAGATGGTAACTCAACTTATTTGGGATAATACTGATATAGATAATTTTGTATCGAAAGAGTTTTAATGAAATCTCTAATCCTTATTGCATGTCTTGCACCAATTGCAGTGATTTGGATAATAATGAAACTTTCATTATGGATTGCGGCTGTCAACGACGAAAAGAACTATGTCAGAGCAGAATCCAAAAAACAACACGGACCATATGTGGAAAACCCATATGCAGATGTTGACGAAGAGGAAGAAGAATTTACAAGTCGGACAGATTATCGATGATGTACTTTATCAGTATTATGTGATAGAACGTGGTGAAAAAGTCCCCAATTGGAGATATATAAAAGATTCTGATTGGTGGATAGAATATCTTAATAGTTTGGGACTTGACCCCCGGAACCCCTAGTGCTATGATACCATCATAGAGAGTTAAGCATGAAACGGTTTCTAACAACATTCTGTGCATCATTTGCACTATGTGTTCCTGCTGTGGCACATAGTGAAATTGAAGATTATAGTTATGGTGCAATGCAATGTATGAAACTTGGTGAATGTACTGAAGGTGTATATAAATTAGAAACAGGTAATCATACTGGTGAGGTTAAAGATATTCTTTTTAATCTTGACAAGATGGGAGTAGAAGTATATGAGGCAATTCCAGAATATTTTGTTGAAGAATATCGTGCTTTGTATTATTCTGATAAGAATGTAATCTTCTTAAATATGGGTTATCTAGATACTGATGATATGTTTATCAAAACTCTACGTCATGAGGCATGGCACGCTGCACAGGATTGTATGGCAGGTGGTATGCACA